TAGTACCAAAAGAAAGACCATACAGTGTTATTAGTTCCATCAGGAGTTTGTGGGTTTTCACCTACATTAAATTTTCCGTAAGTTCCACTAAAACCATGCATTGCTAAATTAGAAAGAGATGGTCCTGTTAACACTGGACATACTGCGCATCCTTCTTTATATTCTACTCCTTGAACAATAATCATTTTTCCAGTTGGAACTGCTGCTGATGCGCCACAAAATGCAAAAGCTCCTTGATGAACCTGTACTATTTTGTCTAATTTAACTTCTTGTTCTACTTCAGTTGTTTTACAACCTATTAATGTTACTAGTAGACTAGCTACTATGAATGTGATTTTTTTCATATTTTTGTTTTTAATAATTATTTTAAAATCTCTGTAAGGTAAGGATAGTGCTTAGGTTTCAAATGCACAGATTGTTTCATTTCTAAAATTTCTAACATCTTAGTACCATCTTCGTCTACCCATTCATTTGGCCATCGAATTACTTCTAATCCTGAATTGTTAATGATCTCGTTAGCGATTTCTCTTACTTGCATTCTCTCTTCTCTTGTTCCAAAGAATGGTTGTTTCTTGTACAAACCAGTTCCGGGAATTTTTCTTGATTCGTGTTCTACTGGTAACAATTCAACTAATGTTGCTTTATTTAATTCTCTTGCAAATTTTACATATCTGTTAAATAGATCTGCAGTTGCTTGTTGAGGATTTTCTTGTCTCATTAAATGGAAACGTAAATCTATATTACCAAAATACAAAGTAGTTTCGTCAAATCTGCTATTGATCTGTTCTACGCTTTCTCTTCTCAAGAATCCGTGTAAAGTTCTACCTGCGGTAAAATCCAAAGAGTGTCCAGGTTTCCACACTGATAAAGCATGAGAATCCCCAATAACTGCTTTTCTATTGTCTAAACCGTGAGATAAAAAAGTATTGTACCAAGCTATCATACTAGTGTCAGGAAATTGTCCTTCTACTTTTAATCTTTGATTGAACTTATTGAAATCAAATTGACTATTAGAGAATCTTATTTCTCCTTCGAACTGTGAAATAGCTTTCATTTTTTCTGTGTGAATGGGTTGTGGCCCACCAGGAACATTAAAAGAGCCTGCTACAAAATTAACTCCTTCGCAAATGTATAAGAGATCGTAAGAACCCCAATCTCTAGGACTGGGGTTTACGTCTACAATATCATTTGGATGGTTGTCTTTCAACATTTTTGATTGTATAAGTCCGTATCCTCCTCCCTGTGAGTTGAACGTTGAACCTACATTTCCCATAATTGATACCAATCCAATTTTCATAACCGTGTTTTTTTAGTTTATTACATTCCCATGCCCATGCCCATCATTGGGTCTTGAGTTTTTTCTTCTTTGTCTTTCTTTTCGAATACAACTGATTCTGTAGTTAAAATAGTGCCTGCTACTGAAGCTGCGTTTCTAAGTGCTGTGATAACTACTTTTGTAGGATCAATAATACCAGCTTCTAAAGCATTAACAATCTTGTGATTCTTTGCATCGTATACATCGCCTTCGTTAGGAATCTTTGTGTACCAATCCTGAACTCCAGCGTTTTCTAAGATTTTCTTGAATGGACTTTGAATCGCTTTCTGAACAATTCCATAAGCAATAGCATCGTGGATAGTCTCTTCTGGATGGTGTTGAATAGAAGCTTGGAATAAAGCTGAACCTCCGCCTGGTACGATACCTTCTGCTAACGCTGCTTTGGTCGCATATAATGCGTCTTCAACTCTATCTTTCTTTTCTCTAATTTCGATATCTGAATTACCGCCAACGTTAATGATTGCAACACCTCCAACTAATTTGCCTAATCTCTCTTGTAACTTCTCTTTCTCGTAGAACGAAGTAGACTTTTCAATTTGCTCTTTAATCTCTTCTGCTCTTGCTTCAATTACAGTTTCAACGCCTTTACCATCGATAATAGTAGTTTCGTCTTTAGATACTGTTACTAATCTAGCTCTACCTAAGAAATCGTTGATTTGAGCGCCAGTTAATTTATCTAATTTGTGACCTTTGTCTTTAGAAGCAACCGCGCCGCCTGTTAGGATTGCAATATCTTCTAAGATTAATGTTTTTCTCTCTGCGAAGTCTGGTGCTTTAACTGCACAAACTTGAACGATGCCTCTCATTTTGTTTACGATCAAAGTAGCTAATGCTTCTTCTCCGATATCTTCTGCGATAATTAACAATGGTTTGTTCTCAGAGTTTGCTTTAGTTAAAACTTGCAATAACTCTTGTGCTGAAGAGATTCTGCCATCGTATAAGAAAATGTAAGGATCTTCTAATACCGCTTGCATCGTTGTATTGTTGGTAACGAAATAAGGAGACTTGTAACCTCTATCGAATTGCATACCTTCAACAACTTCTAAACTAGTTTCTCCAGTCTTTGATTCTTCGATTGTAATTACTCCTTCACGACCTACTTTTTCTACTGCAGACGCAATAAGATTACCAACTTCTGGATCGTTATTACCAGAAATAGTAGCAACTTGTTTTACTTGTTCTTCTGAATCAATATCGATAGATATTTTCTTAATGTATTCGATAACTTGTTTAACTGTTTTATCGATTGAGTTTTTAATCTCTACTGCGTTAGAACCTTGACGAATTTCTTTCAATCCTTCTCTAACCATTTCGGTTGCCAATAAAGTAGAAGTAGTTGTACCGTCTCCAGCTTCAACTGCAGATTTAATACTAACTTGTTTTACTAGCTGTGCGCCTAAGTCTTCAACATCGTCTTCTAATTTATGGAAAGCTTTGGCTACAGTTACACCGTCTTTGGTTACTTTAACTTCACCGTTTTGTTCTCTGATTAAAACCGTTCTACCGCCTGGTCCTAATGTAGAGGACACAGCTAAGTTTAATTTTTCAATTCCAGAAAGTAACTTCTCTTTAAGTTCTGTTCCGTTTATATTTTTTGTTGTACTCATAATTAGTCTTTTAATACAGCTAAGATTTCTGTGTCTTTTGCAATGAAATAATCTTCACCTTCGATGGTGATTTTCATAGATCCCAATTTAGGAATCAAAACTTTCTGTCCTACTTCTACAGTAGATTTAACGTAAGTGTCAGTGTGCCAATTATACGTTTCGCTTGTGGCTACTACTTCGCCCATTTCAGGACGCTCTTTACCTAAGTCTGGAATTACAATATTTCCGTAGGTTTGTTCTTGTTCTTCAACTGGCTTCAATATTAGAAAACCGTTGAGTGGATTTAATTTACTCATTTTTTAATTTATTATTTCAGGTTCTTCAATTTTAATACAAAAATATAACATTCCATCTTTTTTAAATGTGGTATCAGCACCTAACCATTGCTTAATGTTTTCGACATTAGCTTCTGGATTGTTGACTCTATCTTCAGGGTACTGTCTAAGCACTTGAAATAGATAATCGTTTACTTTGATGAAATTTTTACAGATAGAAAACATAACTAAGGGCGGTAGGCCTCTTTATTTTGTTTAGGCATTAACTTGAAGTAACGTCCTTGGTTTGATTTGAATTTTCTTTGGTAAACTTTCGTCAGATAATGGAATTTCTATTTTTAGAAGTCCTTTATCTATGGTAGCTTCTAAAGAAGATAGATCGAACTTGGAAGCAATTTTCCAAGCCAAATCGAAAGATCTTCGTGCTATTCCTTTGTAGATAAAATTTGTTATAGGTTCTTCTTCTTTTGCTTTTGCATACTTAATGCGAAGAACATCACCTTGCACTTCGATATCGATATCTTCGTAGTCCAAACCTACTGCTGCAAGTTCGAATACAATACTGTCTCGTTTTTCGTAAATGTCTAGTGGATAAGTGATTTTCTCTGCGATTGTAGAGAAATTAGAATTTTGGTCGAATAGATTCTTCCATAGAAGATCAAAGGGATCGACGCCCCAATGGGTTAATTGTGTCATTTTACACCTCCTGTGTGTTTTAGGTTAATTATTAAATTTAACATTCATAACTAAAGGCCTACCGGTCCTCATTTTCTATAAATATATACCATTTTTAAATGATAATAAAATTTTAGTTTTAGGTGTAGTTCCATTTATATCCTCCAGCATATTTTCTCTTTCCGTAACAACAAGAGCTTATGTTGCTTGGGTTTATATTTAAAGCTAGTGCTGCTTCGTTCCTGTAATTCCACACTTTAATTAAATTATCGTCTTTATCGTATTGATATGTTTTTTTAGCTTGGTAATTGTTTGAACCCTTAAATTTTTCTATAATTTCAGGTCTTTTCATTAAGGCATTTGGTCCAGCGATATCTAATCTCTTAATGCCTCTTTTTTTATCACCTATTTTTTTTGCCAACTCTGGATACTTTCTCATTGGATTTTTATTTCCAAAAGAAGTAGTTCCACCATCGCCATCCTCTTCTTTCAAATTAGCCTAATGTTCTAAAGATACAACATTAAACAATCTTGAATAGTATATACCCATATTTTTTAGATCTTCTTTACTCTTCGTTTCGTGTAAAATCCACGTCTCTATATCTTTTAGTTTATAGTTGTTTGCTTTAATAGAATTTTTCCACCTAACTCCAGATCCTTTATAAACATATGGATTTTTTTCTGTTTTTCCTAAATAAAATAATCCATTAGGCAATCTTTTAACATAAATAAAAATAGTTTTCATAAAATAAAAATGATCCAATCAAGTATTGCCGAAGCTGCGAACATTCGACGTACTCTATGGACCAATAAGTTTATTACAGATTCTATTCGCAGTAGTTTCTATATGTAATAAATATGTTAGAATTAAATTCTAATGTCCGTCACGTAAGTTCGAAGTTATTTGAGGTATTGCATATAAAGGAACTCCTAATTTTGTAGTATTTTCCATACAATCTTGTACAATTTTAGCAGCTTCTTCCGCTCTATCTTTTTCGACTTCTATAACGAGCTGGTCATGTATTTGAGCTACCACCAAACCTTTGATATTAGATTTCTTTAGCATTCTATTAATGGCTAAAGCCGCACGATTTACAATAGACGCTGCGAGACCTTGTATTTGTACATTACAGCTATTATTAAGACCGTTTACGTAGTCTCTACTCAAATTCTTAACTTGATCTTTACCAAATTCATATTCTAACTTTCTTTTAAAGTTCCAGTCCAACATGCCATCACCAATAGTTTCGTATATTGCTTTCACCTTTGGTAAGTGTCGTATACGTCCAACTTGAGTTTTAACATATCCAAGAGTTTTAGCTTCGTTTCTTGATCTTTCCATCCACTTTTTTAGTTCTGGATACGCGTCTAGATAGCCTCTAACGAGCTTATCAGCTTCTTTAGTAGAAACATTAAGGTTTTTACCAAGCGCGTAAGGAGACATACCGTATGGAATACCTAGCGCGTACGCTTTAGCTTTATTTCTAACTTTAGGTAAGTGCTTTCTTAAGAAGTTAGGAGCTTTTTTATCCGGAGAATAATCACTATATCCTTCTGTTTTAATAGCGATTGTTGAGTAGAAGTCCCAATTGTTTCTAAAAATGTCCATTAAGCCTTCATCTCCAGAAACATGAGCGAATACACTCGGCTCTAATGAAGCATAGTCATCATCAACAAATATATTGCCTTCTTTTGGAATAAAGAACGCTCTTACCAAGTTTGTGTATTCTATAATTACTGGATCGTCATCACCCTCTTCTTTAGGTCTTGGTAGCTGTTGAGCATCTGATCCGTAGCGACCTGATACCGTACCGTGTTGTTTGTAGTAGAAGTAGTAAATCTCATTCTCGCTAGCATTTAAGAATCGATCTATGTAAGTTGATTTGATCTTTAATAACTTGTTATATATTCTCAAATTCTTTGCCCACTCGTAGGTTTCTGAAATGACTTGTAACATGTCTTCGTCGAACTGCGCTTTG